TCGGTCATACCCACCCCATCAGTTTGAAAGCAACCTGCGTAGGCACGATTGCCGCAACGTAAGCCCGATGTACCGGGCACCAGTAGTGAATACGGGTCATGTGTTACTCCTTTGCTGCCTTGATGGCGGAGTCGATCTCGCGTTTCCAGTACGCCCCATCCGCAGTTGCGTCCAGTACGTCCCACCCTCGAATGCTGCTTAGCAGCGACAGCAGCGCATCACGCTGGGCATGAAGGCGGCGCAGTTCGGCGGCGGCGGCATTCATTTTTGCGTTCCATTCATTTCCGCCGCAGGCCCTCACATCGAGCCAATCAGCCAGCCACAGGGCTTTACTCTGCGCGCTCATCCCTCACCCCTCAGCGCAGCCGTCAGCCGCTCAATCCTTGCCTGGTGGTACATGCACATGGCATCAGCGTATTCGCGGGCGCTCAGGGCCTCCAGCAGGGCCGTGCGGGCCTGGTCCAGCTCGCGCTGCATCTTCTCAGCGTGGGACAGGGCGCCAAACGTGCGGCGCAGGTATTCGCGGATCATGATTGCGCAACCTCCATCAGCACCATTGCGCGGCGCACCGCGTCTGACAGGTCAAGCCAGTCGGTCCAGCTCAGCACGTGCTTGATGTTGACCTGCACAACTCCCTCGTCCACAAGCTGGACGGTGGCGACCACATCGCCATCGGCGTGCCTGATCTCGCAGTGGGTTACATCGACTTTCATGCTCTTGCCTCCATCGCGCAGCGGCGCGCGTAGTGCCAAACAGACGCAGCCTGCACGATCTGCACAGGCGCCTCGAAAACGCGATCAGGCTCCACCATCACGCCATCGGCGGTCTGGAGGTAGGCGCGGCGCTTGTTGCCGTGGTTGATCAGCATGCCTCTGGCAATCAGGTTATAGATGAGCGACTTGGTGCAGCCGATGTGCTCCACGATGGCGTCCATCGTCTGCGGCGTGCGGCACATGGCCGCGATGCGGCGGTGTGTGTCTTTCATGCTGCCTCCCTCTGCGCCAGATCACGCGCCACCTGCTCGGCAGCGCCACGGGTGCGGCAGTCGGCCACGACGGTGTAAGTCGTGCGCACAACGAGAAACCGCAGGCCGTCGGTGTTTTCGTGGGCGACAACCTCGTACTCGGTCTTCAGCGGCTCAGATGGGCTCATCGCTGGCCTCCACGGTTTCGATGTCGGTAGCCTCGAGCGCGGCGCGGATCTGGCCGGCGCGTACCTTGGCGGCGTCGTTGGCCTCGGCTCGGCCGTCGCGGTCCAGCTGCTTGATGGCTGGCTTGAGCGCGTTGAGTTCGTCCACGGTCTTGGCGGCGTCGATGCGGCGCATCACGGCGCCGAAGTCCGGCACCTCGTCGGCGGTCTCGGTGACTGACTGGCACTGCGCAGGCTGCGGGGCCATGTCCTCGGCCTCCTCGGGCGTGTAGGTGCCGACTACAACGCCTGGGAACACAGTTCTGATGCCTTCGCTGATGCAGCGGGCGCGGAGCATCTGGCGCGGGTAAGACTTCCAAGTCGGGTTCTTGGTCAGGCCGGCAGCCATGGCCATGTCCAGCGTCCACTCAATCTCCACGCTGCCGCCTTGCGGGTGGCTGAACGTGCCGACCACGCGCTTGTCGGTGTACTCGCCCCAGCGCACGCTGCCGCCTGCGGTTTGGAAGCGGGCCATCATGGCGTCGGCCTTGAGGGTAGGGCGCCCGTTAATAACGTGATAGTGAGTCGCCGCGATGGCCGGATGCAGCCCTTCTGCCTGGGCGATGAGCATCAGGGCCATGGCTTGGTCGGGCGTTTTTACGCCGAACAGGCCAGACTTGGCGACGGCTAGAGCCATACGCTCGACTTGATCGACGGGAACGAGTGCAGTTGACATTCAGAAACTCCTTTTGGTTGCGTGGGATGGTTCGCTTAATGCTCTGCCAACGGACCATCCCGCATAAATCCGTTTGGCAAAAGTTGTGTAGGTAACGACAGATTCACGAGCCCATTCAGCCATCGTTTGGGTTTTGCCTTGATGTGTAATCGCAGTTGTTTGTTGTGGTCGCTGATTGGCACGTTGTTCCCGTGGCGTAGCCCATCTGCAATTACTAGGCTCGTAGTTGCCTTCGTTGTTGATTCTGTCGAGCGTCTTGCCAGTTGGGCGCTCTCCCATGTCCGCAAGAAAGTTCTCAAAACGATTCCATCGTTCGCAAACTTTGATGCCTCGACCACCATAGCCCGGATACTTAGCAGAAAACTTGTTCAGGCATCGGCTTCGCATTGCAGACCATGTTGAGTAGGTTGGATCAGATGCGTTTCTGCCGTGGGTTCTTTTTGATGCAGAACGAGTACAGCCACATGACTTGCTGTTACCGCTTTTTAGGTTATTGGCATACACGCACATTTCAAAACCGCAAGCACACCTACAAATAAATCTGGCGCGTCGAAGTTGGCGCCTTTTACCAACCAACACAGGATCGGCTTGCGCAATCACTTCAAGCAATCCAAACTTCTGACCGATCATGGCGATTAAAACGATACCTTTGCGCGTAGCCTAGACACAATGTCGTCAACCTCCGCGCTGAATCCGATGATTTCCCGCTCCAGCCTAGACTGGAACTCGGGGTCTGCCTTGACTCTTTGCACATAGAGCTGCAAGTCTGCTGGCATTCTACAATCAAAACTCACAAAATCGCACCACTCGCGGCCTGTCAGCCACATCTGGCCCTGAATCTGCGGCATGTGATCCTCGGGCATGCCGTTTAGCCAGGTCTCAAGGTGCACCTGTGAATTCCAGGGGCACTTGATCTCGATCAGTCCGAAGGCGCCATCGGGGTCAGATTCGTCTGACACCAGGCCGTCAGGGCTCGCGCCACAGGCCAGCTTCGGGTGCGCAATGAAGCCCGTCTCGGTGATCCTGGCCGAGGTGGTGAACTGGTATGCCACGCGGGCGGCGTCTTCGTTCTCGCGGCCCCAGCGCAGCGGCGCGGCGTCGGGCGTGATCACGGGCTGGCCCGTCAGGCGCTCGGTCACGATCTGCCAGAGGTAGCGCGTGCGGTCTGCGCTCGGGTTGCCCAACTCGCCGGCCTTGGCCTGCGCGGCCGTAGGCTTGTTACGCGCCAGGACGTCCTTGAAGCGGCTGGCGGTGACTTTGCCGGCGCGGGCGGCAAACCAGGCGTCATCGCGCTGAGTGTCGGTGAGGGTGGTCATGCGGCCTCCGTGGTGAGTTCTGCGGACGCATCGGCGGCTGCCGAGCCCATGGCCACGGCGGCGCGGAGCTCCGAGGCCAGCTGCAGGGCTTCCTCGTCGGTGAGCCAGATGCTGCAGTCGAGCTTGCCGGCGCCGCTGCTCATGATGAAAACGGTGTGCCCGAATTCCGCCGTGGTGGTGGATCGGTGGGCCTTGAATGTGGTGGTCATGGTGCGGTCCTTTCAGTACCAATGGTGCGGATCATCGTGATAGGGATCGTCGTTCATGCTGTCGGCCATGAGCTCCATGGCGCGGTCATCAATCCAGGTGCGCTCATCGCGGAGGATTCGGTCCTTGAGCTCCATCCTGGCGTGCAGGCACTGCGCGTCTGAGCCGGTCAGCATCAGCGTCCACAGCTGGTCGGTGGTGGCCTCGCTCATGTCCAGGTCTTCAAAGCCGCGCACGTCGGTGGTGCTGCCCTCGGGCTGCGTGATGTTGTGGATCAGCCAGTCGCTGGTGGCCCAGGCGTCGGCCAGCAGCTCGTCGGCCGCATCAGCGCGGTGGCTGTCGCTGGGTTCGCGGTCGCCATCCCAGCGCGGGTCACGCGGGTCGGTGCACGGGCCCCATGTGGCGCTGTCGCCGGGGCCGTAGGTGGTGAGGTTTTGCATGTGGTCGGGCTCCTGTTGATGGGTTAGGCGTTGCGATTGGACAGAGTGACTTCCACGGTGGTAACACCGATGCGATGAGAGCACTCCCACATGATCCGAGCGCCCTTATCGGCGGCGATGCGTTCCGCTTCTGCGAGGGTCACGCGGGATGCCACGCGGGTCGGCCAGTGCAGGCCTTGCATGACGTCATAGCGGAAGTCAGGGGAGCGCAGTTCTGGTGCGGTGTAGCGCATGGTGTTCTCCTGTGGTTTAGATAAAGGCCGCGATCAGGCAGCCGAGGGTGACGCCGAAGGCGGCGGCGAAGAAGTAGTCGATGGGGCGGAGGTTGTTGGTCATGGTTTGCTCAGATGGCCGCTGCGGCGGCTTCGATCATGGAGCGCATGGCGGCCGACTTGTAGTTCGTCAGCGCGGCTTGCAGGTTGTTGAAACGCTTGCCCATGCCGCGCCACACTTTGTGCGATGCGTTTTGGTTGCACACTTGCACGTACCAGGGAGCGATCCAGATGTGCGCCGACTGATTGCCGCAGGTCAGTTCAATCAGATGGCTGTCGTTGATCTTGTCGTGGCGGGTGATGAGGACTTGCATTTGCGTCTCCGGTTGCGTGTTGCGATGGAAGAATCATAAACCAAAGTTAACACCTGCAACGCATTCCCGACTGAAAACTAGGGTTTACAGTTTGATGCCGGATCGGTTACAGTGTGGGCATGAAACAAAAACGCCATGCCGGCCCCATGCCGGCCATCAGCACAGCCGACGCAATCACGCGGGCAGGCTCCATCAGCGCGCTGGCCCGCTTGCTGGGCATCAGCCGCGTGGCCGTACACAAGTGGGGCGAGACACCACCGCCGGCGCGCATGTGGCAACTGATGCAGATCAGGCCAGAGTGGTTCGCATCGGAGGCTAAGCCGTGAAACAAGGCGACCGCGTGCGCCTTTCGGACGGCGCCGATGCGATGGTGCTTGAGGTCGGCGTGGCTACGCTGCGGGTGGCGCGGATACCAAAGGATTGGCCATTCATGGGGCTACCAGAGTCCGTCCTACGCGGCACCGTCAAGCGCCTGCCGTCGCGGTATCTGCGCGAGACGCATCAGGATGTGGAGGCTGCGAGATGGTGAGATATGCCAGCCCGTGGGACGCACTGCTGACGCAGAGCAGCATTCGCATGTCGCCAAGGACACAAGAAACAGGCAGTGAGGTGTCGCATTCACGCGGCAAAACCGCCGCAGTTCTAGCCGAACTGGAGCGCCATGGAAGTCTGGAAACCGTCACCATCGGTGCGATCTGTGAGCTCGAGACGCGCCATGTCTGGGGGCTTCTAAAGGGTCCTCGAGCGCGTGGGCAGGTATCGTTTGAGGATGGTCGCTGGAGCCTGAATCGAGACTGGCGCGGCAACGAGATCGAGCGCGCAGCGGCACTGCTGCGTGATGCCGGCTGGACTGTGAGGCCGCCAGCATGACCAGAGGCCGCGAAACCCTGCGCGAGAAGATGCTGCGCAACCAAGCGACCATGGACCTCTACGCGGCCATGAACAACAAGCCCCGCGTGCTGCTGGACATCCCGCCTGAGCCGGCCAAGCGCGGGCCGCGCAAACCGTCAGGTCAGCCCACAGAGGCGCAGATTCTCAAGGCCGTCATGGCGCTGCTGAAGCGCCACCCGAAAGTCGCCCAATGCTGGCGTCAAAATTCAGGCGTTTTCCAGGAGCGCAACCGGGACGGCAGCATCAGGCGCATCCGGGCGAATACGCAGCGCGGCATGAGCGACATCATGGGCGTGCTAAAAGACGGCCGCACGTTGGCCATCGAGGTCAAATCGGCCACCGGGCGCATGCGTCCAGGCCAGGAGGAGTTCCTTGCCACGATCCGCCAGGCGGGCGGCGTGGCCGGGGTTTGCCGGTCGGTTGAGGATGCGCAGGCGTTGCTGGAAGAGAAAAGTGCATGAGCTGGCTCTATTCGCGGGCTTGGTGTAACATGAAGTCATGGACAACAAGCAATGCAGTAAGTGCGCGAAGGTTCTACCGAACTCCGACTTTTATCAACGCACTGGCAGCACAACTTTGCACTCAGCTTGCAAGGCGTGCGAACGGGCAATGGCTAAGGATTGGTACGAGCGAAACCGCGAAAAGGCGAAGAGCAAATACCAAGAGTGGCGTGCAAAGAACCCTGACGCGGTTAAGAAGTACCGGACAGACAACCGGCGCAAGGCGTACCAGCAAGAGGTTCGTCGGAAATACGGAGTTGACGCCGACTGGTTTGATCAGCAAATGCATGTGCAGCGCGGGGTGTGTCTCGGCTGTGGCGTCACATTCGCTTGGGGCAACAAGTTCACAACTCCGCATGTTGACCATTGCCACGACAGCCTTAAGGTGCGCGGATTGCTTTGCAACCGCTGCAACAGCGTCCTCGGCCTATGCCAAGACAGCCAAGAGCTGCTTGCGAACCTCGCAAGGTATCTAAAGAAATGTCATGGTTGATATCACGCGCTCTGATGGAGGATTACGCGAACTTGCCTTGTTCGCTGGGGCAGGTGGGGGCATTCTCGGAGGCAAGCTGCTCGGATGGCGCACCATCTGCGCCGTCGAGTGGGAACCCTACGCCGCAAGCGTACTTGCCGCCCGACAGAATGATGGCCTTCTCCCGCCCTTCCCGGTTTGGGATGACGTTCGCACCTTTGACGGACGACCATGGCGCGGCCGTGTTGACGTGGTGTCTGGAGGCTTCCCGTGCCAGGACATTAGCGTCGCGGGGGGGGGTGCAGGAATTGACGGGCAGCGCAGCGGGATGTGGCGGCACATGGCGCGGATCGTTGGCGAGGTTCGACCCCGCTACGTCTTCGTGGAGAACAGCCCAGCCCTCCTTACTAGAGGACTTGGGCGAGTCCTCGGTGATCTGGCCGCGCTCGGGTATGACTGCCGCTGGACAGTGCTGGGAGCTGCCGACGTCGGAGCGCCGCACCAAAGACACAGGTTCTGGCTTGTGGCCTACACCGACCGTCTGTGGGAACTACAACCGCAAGGGAGCGAGTGCCACCAGTGGGGATGGGCTGGCGACGGCGGTGCTGAAATGCGCAACCCCGACCGCCAGGGACTGGCGGTCGGGCAAGGCCAGCGAGGAAACGCATGCCAGGAACTCCCGGCCATTGAGCGAGCAGATTGGTGGCAGTCTGAACCCAACGTGGGTGGAGGCCCTGATGGGATGGCCAACTGGTTGGACCGACTTGCATCCCCTTGGAGCGAAGGATGGGAAGACGGACTGCCAAGAATCGCAACAGGCGTGCAAGCCAGGGTTGACAGATTGAAGACCATCGGCAACGGCCAAGTGCCCCTCTGCGCTGCCACCGCGTGGCGACTGCTGACGGCATGAACCAGCAAGACACCCACCGAGCCGCCGCATGCGAGGGTAAGGTGGCCTTCAACAGCTTCGCCCAGGCCCAGCGCGTGGCCGAGCGAGGCACTCGACGCGGGCGCAGCAGGCAGGTCTATCACTGTCCGTTCTGCCACGCTTTTCATCTGGGCCGCAGGCCTGTTATCGGGCGCAGGCTGCGCCTACAAGCGGAGGTAGATGAGTGACTCGCCTGCGCATCACTCCAATCAACCTGGACGAGGCTAACGTGTTCGTGGCCCAGAATCACCGGCATCACAACCCGGTGCCAGGCGCGAAGTTCGCCATCGCTTGCGCCACTGACGATGACGTCGTGCGGGGGGTTGCTATCGTCGGCAGGCCCGTGGCTCGCATGAGCGACAACGGCCTGACGCTTGAGGTAAATCGGTGCTGTACCGATGGCACACGCAACGCCTGCAGCATCTTGTACGGCGCGGCATGGCGGGCAGCACGGGCGCTGGGCTACGTTCGTCTCATTACCTACACGCTACCGGAAGAGGGCGGCGCATCTTTGCGAGCCACTGGATGGCGACTGATAGGAGAGGCTGGTGGCGGCAGTTGGAACTGCAAAAGCAGGCCGCGCATTGACACTCATCCTCTACAGCGCAAACTGCTGTGGGAGGCCGGAAACGATTCACCAACGCGGCGCAGCCGCACAACCATCGGAGATTAAATGAACTACGACAACAACAATTCTGGCGTCTTGTTTAACAATCGAGACGCCAAGGAAAAAAACGAACGAGCCCCGGACTACAAAGGAAGCATCAACGTCGGCGGCGTGGACTACTGGCTGTCCGCCTGGATCAAGACCGGGCGCGACGGCACCAAGCTGGCGGGTCAGAAATACATGAGCCTGAGCGTGCAGCCGAAGGACGCGAGCTATGGCGGTGCGCCTGCCGTTGCACCAGCCCCAGCCCCGGCCCGCATGACCCAGGACCAGCGCGACGCCGTGGCCATCGCAGAGCGGGCGAAGCGTGAGCGGGCGCAGGCGAAGCCGGCGACGAATTTTGATGATATGGATGACGACATCCCTTTTGATTGACCGGAGCGTGGCCGGTCTAACAACACGCGCAACAAAATCAGCATTAAGGAAAGAAAATGCCAATCGAATCATGGTCGTTGGTGCCGTCAGAGCCCGGACTACTTGCTTCTTCGCTCGGTCGGATCATGGTCGATCCATACACAGGAAATTTGCCAAACGGCGGAGAACGTGTGTACGGTGGAATCCCGACTTTTGGGCAATGGGATGGCAAGCGGTTTGTTTACCCCCGCAGAGGACACAAGACTCTCAAAGTTCACCGCTTGGTTTGTGAAGCCTTTAACGGCCAACCGCAAAAAGGTCAGGTCTGTATGCACCTCAATGAGAACGCAACAGACAACAAACCAGAGAACCTTTCATGGGGAACGCAAAAGGAAAACATGAACGCGCCGGGATATATCGCCTATTGCAAGTCCAGAATCGGCGAGAAGAGTCCGATCACGATAGGACGCCTTAAGCGTCCAGCGGCTCTTTGACGCTTGACTGAGGCCCGCGCTGCGGGTCTATACTGGACTTTCCCATCAACCTGCGCCACCCGGATGCGTCTGGCTGGCTCTAGGAGTTCACCATGAGCATCTGCTCGCACGACGGCGAGCGCCGTTACACCCGGCGCGTCTTCGCCAATGGCACAGTCCACATCTGCATCCAGTGCATGGACTGCCTCGATGTGGTCCTATCCCCCAGACACAACATGCGGCCATGGATCAGGCTTGACGAGGTTCCACCAGGCCGCGTGATCCATGAGTGGATCGAGCATCAACCGCAGGTAGCGCGGCAAGGAGGCCTGTTTTGATGGCCACCACCGCAGACTTCGCCGCCGCCTATGTGCGCAAATACGGGCTCACACTGGTGCCACTGCCGCCGAAGACAAAGCGGCCACTCAAGAAGGGCTGGGGACTCAAAGACTGCCTGACTACACCAGAGGCAGCGCGTGAGTATTACGAGAAGAACCCGAACTGGAACATCGGTGTCGCACTCGGTCCGTCGCGGCTTGTCACGCTAGACGTTGACAACATCGAGGCGATGCAGATTGTCTGCGACGAATTCGGCTGGAATGTCGATGAGCTGCGCAACGAGGCGCCAACGGTGCAGGGCAAGGCTCCGAACTTTCGGATTCTGTTCCGGGCACCGGAAGGCCTGGAGTTCCACCGGAAGTCGATTGCGTGGCCGAACAAACTGGACCCCGACGGGAAAATCTTTGACAGCATCATCGCAAAAGCAGTTGCTGCAGAGGCCGCAGGAGATTTGCAAGAGGGTAAGAGGATTCGAGACATTGAGGCGGAGCCTTACAAGCGCATCACCGTCTTCGAGATTCGCGGCGCAGTCGACGAGCAAGTGCAAGACGTTCTGCCGCCAAGCATCCACCCAAAGACCGGCAAGCCCTACATCTGGTTGACAAAGCCGAACGGCGCGATTCCTGAGCCTCCGTCGTGGCTAGTTTCACTCTGGCAGAACTGGGACGCTCTAAAGCCGCAACTGCAGGGCCTGTGCCCATGGGCACCAGAGAGACCGACACCGAAGCCTGCGAAACCTCGCATCCCGTCCGCAAACGATACCACGCCAAGCGTCATCGACGCCTACGACCAGGCGCACAGCATCGAAGCGGCGCTTGCGCAGTACGGATACCGCCAGCAGGGCAAGCGGTGGCTCTCACCGCACTCCAGCACCGGCCTGGCTGGCGTGGTGATCTTCGACGGCAAGGCCTGGATTCACCACGCATCAGACCCGCTTTGCAGCGACGAGAGCGGACAACTGGTGGGCGCGTTTGATCTGTATCGGTACTACGATCACGGCGGGGATATGACCAAGGCGGTCAAGGCTGCTGCGGCCGAGCTCGGAATGGACCGTAAGCCAAGGCCGAGAAAACCTGCGGCAGCGGTCGCCATTCCACCGTCAATTGACCCGGAGACAGGAGAGATCGACGCTCGGCCACAGCTTGATCTGGTGCTGATGCCGAACGGCACGCCGATCATGAACCTTGACAATGTGGTCAGGGCAATTGAGTCTGATCCAAATCTGCGCGGCAAGATTTGGTATGACGAGTTCCTGGACACGATCATGACTACCTGGCAGGGCGAGGCACGCCAGTGGAAAGACGCCGACGACGTGCTGCTGCAGCTCTACATGCAACGCCACGTAGGGCTCACTCGCATCGGCCTGCAAACGTGCCACGACGCTGCTGTGGTGGCCGCCTTCCACGACACGCGCAACGAGTGCAAGGACTGGCTGAAGTCGCTTGGCTGGGACGGCGTGCGCCGGCTGTCCTACTTGATGTCAGAAGGCCTTGGAGCCCCAGAAAACGCCTACACAGACGCCGTAGGACGCTGCTGGGTCATGTCAATGGTGGCCCGCGTGTTTCGGCCAGGCTGCAAGGTTGATACCGTGCCTGTTCTGGAGGGAACGCAAGGCGCCGGCAAGTCCACCGCGCTGCGCATCCTCGGAGGCAAGTGGTTCACAGAGTGTCATGAAAACGTGACGCATAAAGACTTCTACGAAGTCCTGAAAGGCCACATGCTGGTCGAGATTGCAGAGATGCACTCATTTACTCGAGCAGAAGTCGAGCGCATCAAAGGCATTATCTCTTGCCAGATGGACAGATATAGAAAGAGCTACGGAAGGAACACAGAAAACCATCCGAGACAAACGGTTCTGGCCTGCACAACGAACCGAGACGACTGGCAGAGAGACGAAACTGGAGCACGCCGGTTCTGGCCCGTTCGCTGCGGCAACGTAAACCACGATTGGCTGCGTGACAACCGAGACCAGCTTTTTGCTGAAGCCGTGCACCTGTTCAACGATGGCGGCTCATGGTGGGACGTTCCGATGGACCTTCAAAACGAAGAGGTTGAGTCCAGGCGCGATTCCGACTCATGGGAATCCGTCATCGGAGGATGGCTGTGGAATCAGAATCGTCCGACAACATCAGAGATTTTGTCTGACTGTTTGAAGATTGAGATCGGTCGCCATGACCAGATCGCACAGAAACGGGTCGGTCGCGTGATGCGAGTTCTTGGGTGGAGGACTGTGGTGACGAAATCTTCCCACGGACGCAGTTTTCGGGTGTGGATCAAGGACGAGTAGAACGTGTAGAGTCTCTACACGTTCTAAGTTGTTGTCAGCATTGGAGTTCTACACGTTCTACACGTTCTACACCATATCTATACTAATACACATGCACACACACATGCGCACGCACATGGAGGGGTTTTGAAAATCACGTGTTCTACGTGTAGACGTGTAGAACGCGTAGAGTCCAGCGCCAAGCGCCGGACCCGTTTTCGAGACCATGAGTGGTCACTAACATAGGAGCAAACATGGCAAACAAACGAACCAAGCCAGGAAGCCCTGAGCGGGCCGAGATCGCAGAGAAGGTCATCAAGGCGATGGACTCGGGCATGAGCTGCTTCAAGGCTTGCCAGCAGGCTGGCGTGCCGATGCCGACGTTCATGCTGTGGGTCGGGCAGGATGCGGAGCTGGCCGACAGGTACGCGCAGGCGCGCGAGAACTTCGTCGAGCGCATCGCCCAAGAGGTCATGGAGTTATCCGACGTCGACGTCGGAGAAACCCCCGATGGCCGGAAGGACTGGGCCGCTGTGCAAAAGCACAAACTCCAGGTAGATACTCGCAAGTGGCTGTTATCGAAACTGGCGCCGAAGAAATACGGCGAGAAAATCGAGATCAGCGGAGACGATAAATCGCCGCTGGTTCACAGAATTGAGCTCATCGCAAAATCTGAATGACCACGGCCCGCGTCGAGCTGCCGCCGAAAATCCTTGAGGTCTTCAAAGAACCCAGGGGTGCATACCTTTACCGCGGCGTCTACGGCGGTCGCGGCAGCGGCAAGAGCTTCAGCATGGCCCTCATGGCGGCCATCTGGGGTTTCATTGAGCCGCTGCGGGTGCTGTGCACGCGCGAGCTGCAGGTCAGCATCAAAGAGTCATTCCATGCCGAGCTCAAGGCGGCCATCGCGGCCTACCCGTGGCTGGCGGCGCATTACGACGTCGGGGTGGACTACCTGCGCGGACGCAACGGCACGGAGTTTCTATTCCGCGGCCTGCGCAACAACATTACGGCGGTGAAGTCCACGGCCAAGATCGACCTGACCATCGTTGAGGAGGCCGAGGACGTGCCAGAGTCGGCCTGGCTGGATCTCGAGCCG